GTTCGCGGGGCGCTTTGCGCTTTGATGCACTTGCGGAAATGAAAGCTCTGCACCCGGAACTGAAAGGTGCAAACTGGGAAAACATCGGCGCGCGTGCAGATTACCAGCTTTTGATTGTTGTTTTGAAAAACCGCGACAATTGGGCTCGGTTTCGTACATTGGCGGCAGCGCCTGAAGATCAGATGCTCTTTGCCCTCAAGGCTTACAACCGAGGACAAGGCGGTGTTCTGGCGGAGATCAAGGCTTGCGGCAACAAAACCGGATGCGACCCGAAGCGCTTTACCGGGCATGCGGGGGATACTTGCACCGCAAGTTGGAAACCCATCTACGGAACGCGCAGCGCTTGCCACATCAGTCTAGCTTACGTGCCGGACATCGTTCTGCGCCGAGCACCAAAATACCGGGGGCTGGTATGAGCACGGCCTGGGCGTGGATCAAAGGTGCGGGCAGCTGGCTCGTGGGCGGGTCTTCGTCTCTTTACCTCTACGGTGCCCTTGCTGGGGCTGCCGTCGCTGGTGCAGCCTTGTGGCATAACGCAAAGGTGGAGTCCGGATACCAGCGCGGCTACTCGGTAGCCAACAGCGAACACAAAGCTGCCGAGAATCGCGCGCTTCTCGTTCAGGCTGAACGAATCGCTACCCTGTCCAACGACCTTACGGAGGCATTAGCTGCATATGGAACTGTATCCAACAACCTTACGACTGCTCGCGTTGAGTATCGCTATCGCGGTGAGCGCGTGCGTGCCGCTGTCCAAGGCGACGAGCTCGACCGAAGACTCGGCGCGGCCGAGTGCGGAGTCGCGCGTACCTTTGCCGCCGGCGCCTTCCGCACAGCAGCAACGTGTCGTAATGATCTTGCAGAAGTTGGACTTGGAGTTGGAGGGCTTGTTGAAGCTTCTGCCAGCGCCCAATACGAGCACGACCGCGCCGAAGCCCTGAGGCGGTATTACTCGCCTTTCACGTCCCTACACAACCCCACCGCCCCCGCCAAATAACCACGGAGAACACTCCCATGCACCGCTATCGCCTCCTGATCCTCGCCGCCGCTGCTACGCTCGCCGCTTGCAGTACCAGTCCAGTGACGCTCAACTACGCCGACAAAGAGAACCCCGCGCGGGTGACGTCCATCAGCGGCCTGAAGAGCCATGACGCCGCCAACGTCGCCAACTTCGGCACCTACGCCCACGCCAAGGCGACGGAGAAGCAGAAAGAGTCCTGTTCGTTCGAGGCGCTGGACGGGAAAGAGATGTCGTTCAGTGGTGTGAAGAAGATTACCTGCTATCAAGGCAGCAACGGCGAGGACGGCGTCGGCCGTCCTACGCAAGCCCAGAGCGAGTTTGTCCAAAACCTCGACGCTGCCGGTCGCTTCGTGCAAAAAGCCACGCCTCTTGGTCTTGGCGCTATGGCACTGAGCGATCGCAATAACCAGCGCTCCAGCAACGAACGTATCAACGAACGTATCACGGATGCAAATGCGGAAACCGTTCGTCGAGAGAATGACCTCAACGCTGCACAAACTGGCGCCCTTATTGACGCGTTGAAGGAAAAACCTTCATTCTTTGTTCTGCCCGCAGGCGCAACCCCTACAGAGTAAGCGTTTTCACTCTTAAATAAGCCTGGATATGCTTTTTGTATCCAGGCTTATTTTTGCTATACTTCTAGCATGACTAGCACTTTTGGATTTAGCGAAGGTTTTGAACCGGAGGACATTCCTCCGGTTCCTGGGTCTATTCCCGAAGCGCAAACCCTATCCGAAAAAGAAAAAGCTCTCCGGGACTTGTTTGTTTCCGAGTATCTTGTCGACTACGACGAGTTTCGTGCAGCTCAGCGATGTGGGTTCAACGCCCAATTTGCCCGTGAATATGGCCGCAGGTTCATGGAAGAACCCTATGTGGCAAGCAAGATTAGCCAGCTTCGAATTGCCCCTACCGTCAACGAAAAAGACTTGCTGGATTACAATCAGCGACGGGTCCGCGAAGGACTTGTCACGGAAGCGCATTACCGTGGTCCGGGCTCCTCCCATGCAGCCCGTGTGTCCGCGCTCAAAGCACTTGCCGAAATCACAGGCATGGTGAAGAAGGTCGAAACGAAGTCCCAAGCGAATTTGGGAGGCGTCATGGCCGTTCCGGGCATTGCGGATATCGACCAATGGGAAAAGGTTGCTTCGGCAAGCCAGGACGCGTTGGTGCAAGATGCTGGCACCGGGGAGTAATCTCCCTCTAGTCTGGAAACCTTTGCCTGGGTCACAAACCCTGGCAATGAGTTGCCCTGCGCAAATCATTCTTTTCCACGGATCGCGCGGACCTGGCAAAACCGATGCGCAGTTGATGCGCTTTCGCCGCTGGGTGGGACAGGGTTTCGGCAAACACTGGCGCGGAGTCATTTTTGACCGCGAATACAAGAACTTGGACGACCTTGTATCCAAGTCTATGCGCTGGTTCCCAGAGTTCAAAGACGGTGCCCGGTTCTTATCCAGTAAGTCGGATTACCGATGGGTCTGGCCTACAGGTGAACAGCTCCTGTTCCGTACAGCAAAGAAACCTCAAGATTACTGGTCCTATCATGGACAAGAATTCCCATTCATTGGCTGGAACGAACTGACCAAATATCCAGACGACGGATTGTTCGAGTCCATGATGTCTTGTAACCGTAGCTCTTACCGTCCGCAGGATTTTCCTGTATTTGATGAACGGACAGGAGCGGTTTCGTATACACCGGAAATTCCATTGGAAGTGTTTGCGACAACGAACCCTTTTGGTGCTGGACACAATTGGGTCAAGAAGCGTTTCATCAACGCGGCACCTATGGGCCGCATCCTGCGCACAAAGATCAACGTGTTCAACCCGCAGACAAAAGAGCGGGAAGACATTCTGACCACACAAACGCATATCTTTGGATCGTACCGGGAGAACATCTATCTGAACCCAAAGTACATTGCGGACTTGGTCCGAATGACGGATAAGAATAAACGTAAAGCGTGGCTTGGCGGCTCTTGGGATGTGCTCAGCGGAGGCATGTTCGACGACTTGTGGGATTCGAATATTCATAAGATCCGCCCATTCAACATCCCCCCTTCCTGGCGCATTGACCGGAGCTACGACTGGGGCTCCGCAAAGCCTTTCTCTGTGGGCTGGTGGGCGGAAAGTGATGGCTCCGACTACATCGACGCAGATGGAAACCAGCGGTCTAGCGTTCGAGGAGACCTATACCGCATTTATGAATGGTACGGCACCAGCGGGAAGTCCAACGAAGGTTTGAACATGCTAGCTTCGACGATTGCAGAAGGTATTGTCGAAAGAGAACTTCTTTGGGGCATTCATTCTCGTGTGATTCCAGGGGCTGCGGACAACAGCATTTTTGACGTTCAGAACGGCAATAGCATTGCAGGGGACATGGCAAAGCCCGTAAGACTCAACGGAAAAATTTACCCCGGTGTTACATGGGCTCGTTCCAATAAGTCTCCGGGCTCTCGTATTCATGGTTGGCAAAAAGTAAGGCTATTCATGAAAGGCTCCATCCCAGAAGAAGGTAAGCCCCGAGAAAATCCAGGTCTTTTCGTGTTCGACCGTTGCACGTATACTCTGGACTTGCTTCCTATCCTGCCAAGGGATGAAAAAATTCCAGATGACGTAGACACAGACGCAGAAGACCATATCGGAGATGAAGTTCGATATCGCGCATTGGATAGCGGCGTCGGTGGTAAAATGGGCAAGACCCAAGGTACATAATGGCCAAACTAGACTATCACCCACTTTTCGAAGCACGCTTGGACGCGTGGCGCATGCTGCGCCACAGCTACGAAGGACAGGCTTGTATCAAAGACAAAACGGTCACTTACCTGCCTGCAACACCCGGGCAAGTTCTGGACGGAATGACGCCTGGCAGCTTGGACACAACTTCGCCCGGCTACCTATCGTATCAGAACTATCTGCTCCGTGCTGTTTACCCAGACTTCTTCCGCGAAGGTGTCAACACCCTTGTGGGCATCTTGAACGAAAAGTCTGCAAAGGTTTCTGTCCCGAAAGAGATGGAGTACCTGATTAAGTCCTGTACGCCGAACCAAGAAGACATGCAGACGCTTCTGCGCAAAATCCATACCGAGCAGCTCACCGCTGGGCGCCTGGGTTTGTTTGCGGATATGGAAGAGGAAGTTCCGCAGACAAAGCCGAACTTCTATATCACCACATACAACGCGGAAAATGTGCCCAACTGGGA